CATGCCAGGTGTTTTTATCGAACTCGCCCAGCGTGTAACGGTTCCGCACCCACTGGCTATCAATCGTACATGCGCGTGCATCAGACGTGGTGTACACGTCCCACTTATCCTTGGTCGAAACACTGCCTGCCTTGCGTTCCATTCCCAAATGCGGCGATTTGTTGATGTCGCAGGCATCTTTAAAGGTATGCCATTGCAGCATCCCCGGCCCCCGGTTGACGTTAGCATTGGAATCCACGGTATTCGTGCCGTCAACATAGATGCTCATGCCGTACCACCGCGTCTGACCGACACTCGCCGTCCCCTGAATTTCAAACTCGGTCCGGGCAATGTCCCCCATCGGCTGACCAGCAGCAGTCGGGGCGTAGAAATCTCCATAGATCCAGCCCGTCACCGTCTGCGGTAAGAAGGTCTTCACCGCGCGTGCGCCAACGCGCGGGGTAGGACTGCCGGTAATGATACTGATGTACGATGATCCGGCGACCGACTGAAAGTTCGACGGACATTTCTCGGTCGGCGTATGGAGCGAGGCAGGACATACGGTTGTATTACCATAGGTGTTGTCATCATAGGTTGCGGAATAGAGGATGGTCGCTCCGGTCCGCACCGGCAGGAGCAGCACACACACGACGAGCAGAAAGATTCGGATACGGTACATATCTCACACTCTATGTTACTGGACTCTGCGGAAGGTAAACTCGGCCCCAATGAACCGAACCTTGCCCACCAAATCGTCTACGACCCCACCGGTATCATCGACATTGCGGCACATACGGATGTGGAGCAGTCGGCCAGCGGCAACCCCGGTCGCGGTCACGGCGGGATCGTCCGCATAGTTGAGTTGCAAAGACGTGGGTTTGGTTGTGTCGGCTATACAATTGCCCGAGGCTTGGGCTGGGAACGCAACATCGTCTACCTCGCCATCGCCATTGCTGATGAGCTGGGAGCAGAAGGCGACGTTGCCGCTAATCACCGGAGAGTACCAGACATACCGAACATCAAGGGGAAGGGCGAAATCTGCCGGTAACATGATTGTCGTTTGCAGACAGGATTCCGGCGTCTGTTCAAAATCAGCGACGCCCTTCTGCACACCTAGTGAATCCGGAGCACAGACCGCAGTCGGAACATTAGTGGCTTCCACGTCCCACAACAGATTGGCAACCCCAGCCTGACAGCTTGCTGCCGGTAGCCATACCTTACTCGTGGTCGTCAGCACGTTGGTCGCATCGGTCGCATCAATCGTTTTGTTGGTGAGGGTGGAGGGGGTATCAACAAACTCAATCTCTCCGGCAGTTCCATTGTTACAGCCTTTGAGCGCGGTCTCGGACGTATCGGCAAAGACGCTGTAGCTACCTGCTGTACAGGTCTTCGTATCATTCGGGGTTAAATCCACACCGCCAATTACAGCCGGTGAAGTCAAGGTTAATACCGTACCGTTCCACGTCGCCGCACCCACACCGCCAAAGACGCCGCTGTTGTTATACTGAAGTTGCGTCGTACTACCGGCTGGCGTCCCACCACTGCCGAATGTATCCAAGGCACTAATGGTTCCGTTCTGGCACTTCTTCCACTGGGTTTCACTGGAGTTGGCGCGAATCCAGTATTCACCCGTGTTACAGGTGCCATCGGTTCCCGTTGCCACTCCCGTCAGCCGTGGGACTTCGAGCCCACTTGGCAGCCAGCGGCCAGATTGCACGAAGGTACCGTTCGATACCACATTTGCTACTAACGCCGCTGAACGCGTGGCATGCGTTGCATCGGTCCACACCGCATCCATGCGAGCAGCATCCTGGTTAGCGGTCGAACTCGAATTGAGTTGATAGAGCAGACTGCTACCTAATCCAGCCGCCGGTGTTCCCGTACTCTGTCGCCGGATGGTGAGCCCGGTGCCAACCGTCGTTGTTCCGCCATCACGAAAGCCGGTAATGAGCGGCGCGTTCTGACCTGCCGTCGCGGTACGCACTTCCAACACATTCGCAGACACGCGGCTCAGACCAACGTCTGGAGAGTTCTCTGGAAAGCTGATCGACGAGACATTCACACCGCTGCTCACGACCTTTACTTTCCACACGCCGCCGCTGCCAAGGTTGGTTGATGTGGGACCATTCAGGTAGAGGTCGGCACCGTCACCAGCGATTCCGTAGTTTGTCGCCGTTGGTGTCCCCGGACCGAAATACACCGATCCATACGTCGGGGTGCCAATAAGTGTACCGATACGGAGGAGGTTAGTCGTCGCAAAGTTCTGGATGGTCAAGGTATTAGGAATATCGGCAGTTGGCGGCGTGAGCGTTACCGGCGCAGTCACCGTTCCACCACCACCACCTCCGCCAATCACTTGAAAGGTTCCACCCGAACAGCCAAGCCACATCGCTGAGACAGCGGCATCGGTATCAAGGAAGGTCTCACCAGTCGTGCAACTACCGGGAGGAGTCGTCCCAAACTTACTCGGTTTGGTGATTGCCGCTGAGCCAAAATCTACCGTTGTGGCTGGCTCAGCAGTAAAGACACCGGCCTCAGTCACCTTGAGAAGATCCGCTCCACCCGACTGTTCGACAATCCAATTCTTGGTCGAGGGAATCGTCATCACCATGTCACTCGTCGGAACGGTCTCGGTCACCCAGGTGCTGTTACCAGTGTCATAATAGCGGCGCTGATAGATCGTGCAGGTGGTATCGCCACAGAGATAAAAGGCTTTTGTCGGACTGGTCAGATCCATGATCCGCCAGCCATTGGCACCCACAGTAATCGACGGCGTTGTCCCACCAAGATTATAGGCGTTCTGGATGTTCGGCGTGGGATTGAGCAGAATCATATCGGTGCCGTCATAGGCGAGTCCCATCCACATCTCGTCTTGCACGTCACCGGTCACGAGCGGCGTCTTCACGTCATTGACGATCTTCACAATCGCTTTAGGCCCGGCAATGCTATTGAGTTGCAACGTAGCGGGTCCCGTATTCGGTGTCCCGGCTTTGATGACATAGCGCGTGTTGTTGGCATAGGCGGTGATTGCGGGCGTCATGGTACAGGCGTAGCTATCGTTGCCGGTTGCACTCACGCAGCCCGTGGCGGCGGAGATCCCATCGACATCACCCGCGCCACTCCCAGCCCCGGTCAAATCACTGCCGCAACTCCATAAGGTGTTACTACCCGAGGTTCCCGTACTCTTTAAGACAAGCCCGGTTCCACACGTTAGACCAGCGACTGTTGTTAAATCGGGATCAATGGGTTGATAATCAGAGAGCGTGATACCGGTATTGGGAATGTCAGCATCGGTAATCGCCGCCATCGTCGCAGTAGTGATTCCTGCGGTAGACGAGACCTTGAGCACACCGGTCCCTGGAACAGAAGGCATGACAAAATTATACGGTGTAGTCACCGTTGCCGGTGCATGAATCTGCAGGGTGGTTGCCGCAGCCGCACTCGGTGCGATTCCTGCGGTCAGTGTGAGCACTCCGGCATTACTACTGCCCGCACCTGATGCGAGTGTTCCTGCGGTACTGATGTTGCCACTGTCATCAATGATAACGCTGGAGTTCTGAATCAGTTTGCCGGTGGTGCTATCGAAACGAGCAATAGCATTATCGGTTGCGCTTGCTGGACCGCCCACATCACCCGCGCCGACGCCACCACTGTCAGCCGCGCAGACCCAGTTACCACTGGACTTCTTCATGATCTGCGTATCGGCACACACCAACCCGGCAATCTGGCTCAGATCCGGGTCCTGTTGCTGCTTCTCGGTCTCAATTTCGGCCATCATCGCTTGTACATTGGGACTACTCAGCCCACCCGTGGTGGTCGTGGTAATTTGCGCGGCTGTATAATCACCACTTGCGGGAACCACGGCTCCTGTTCGGGTGTTAAACGACAACACGCCCACAGTATCCGTACTACAGACCCAGGTGGTGCCTGACTTCTTGATAATTTGCTGGTCGGTACAGGCGAGCCCGGCGATCTGGGTAAGGTCGGAATCACCGATTTGCCGTTCGGTGCCCAATTCATCAAGCTGGGCTTGGACGGTCGTCCCAGCAATGGCGTTGGGAACCGAAGGAACCGCACTCACCTGACCGGCTTGCACCTGGGTACAGGTCAACGAACCATCCGAGGCGGTATCCGAAACATAGGTACCCGCTGGGCAAGGATTGGGATTCGCTATGAGCGGTTGTTTGCCGGTATCGAGTTGGTTGATCGCCGCTTGTACGTCGGTCGCCGTCACCGACACACCCGGAACATTGACGATCTGGGTCGCCGTGTAATCCCCGCTTGCCGAGACCACCGTGCCGCTGCGGGTATTGAAGGTTGCCACGCCAACGGTATCAACGTCACTGCCACAGACCCAGGCACTGCCATTCCATTTATGAATTTGGTTAGTGGTACACACCAGTCCCGCAAGTTGGGTGAGGTCGGTATCGAGCGGCTGGAACTCGGCCACGATCTCAGTCAGTACGGCTTGCAGATTGGTACTGCCGATGGTTCCGGTTGCGGTATTGGTAATCTGGGTAGCGGTATAATCGCCGGTTGCTGGGCTCACCACACCGGAACGGGTATTCCACGTCGTGACGCCTGCTGACGCACTTGCTGAACCTAAGAGCCAATCACCGGCAATATCACACTTAGTAGGATCAACCCCCAAGTTCGGTGCAGTTTTACAGGTATAGATATTGCCGTTGTTTTGCTGGACGCAGGCCTCCAACGGACTGGCGACAAACCCGGCATTGGGACAATCGGTTGGATGCGAGTAACGGACTCCGCCCCCTCCGCCACCACCACCCCCAACCCATCCCGCTTGTGCTGACGATGCCAGCACCGCGAGCACCACCCCCAGAATGTACTTCATAATGTCACTCGAATCCTACATAGAGGAGTCCAGAATCAATGCGCTGCACGCTGAGACCGGCATTACTAGAGAACCCCAACGGCAATTCGTATTCCGTTGCCCCGCTCGGTGCGGTGGTTTCAAAGAGTTTTCTGCCGTCACGATCAACGAGAATGAGTTTGTGACCCGCCGTCGTCACGTTGACCCAGCGCATACTGCTGACATGGATTTGTCCGGTCACAATCGGCGTGGGTGTTGCCGTATCAATCAACCACGGCGTGCGTTGGATATTGTTAGCGGCAAAACTCACCGTTGAGACGATGAGAAGACTCACCAGTCCAAGAATGAGACGAACCATGTTGTCCCCCTTCCGACCGAGGTTAGACTTGGGTGCCTATGACGGTCCCACCGGTTTCAGTATTGGCCGGAATTGCGGTTCCGGTTCGTATCTTGCCATCTGAGCTAGCCCACAGGTAAATGGTGGTCCGTGTTCCGTTGGCGGCGACCGCATCCAAGGCCAGAATCGCCCCTTGCTGTGGTCGTCCACTCTGGACATGCAAGATACTGGGTAGACTGCGGCCCCTATTGCCCAAGCGGGTCTCACCCCGCACGGCATTATTTGCTCGTACTGCCATAGTCGTGTCTCCTTTTGTAAGAACGAATCAAGAACCAGGGGAACTATAGGTACCACGCCAGCCGGAATGACCGGTGCCGATACGGAAGGAGACCTTGGTTTTGACGCCGCCGTGGTTAAAGTCGGGATCGGTTTGGGTGCGAATGCCGCGTCTCACCCACACATTCAAATCGTGCGTATTTGCCGTTACGACCCACTGACCGGGATCAGTAAGGTAATGGGTAATCTCGTACTTTAATGCCTTGGCAACGGTGTTAATGGCGTTATTGGCGGTATCTGGTTCGTACTCCGAGAGTAAGAGCCGCTTGGCAATCCACTCAAGCTGCGGTGGAACGATCAGCTTACTACCCGTCTTAGGCATGGGTAGGCCGGACTCGTTGACGATCAGGCGGAAGTTGGTGAGTGCTTCTTCGATTGCGGCTTGCGAAAGGTCGGTCGCGGTCGCTGGGCGATTGGGATATGACCCACCGCGTGCAATCGCGTGGTCAACCTTAAAGAGGGATTCCGCTGTTGGGCCAACGGGATTGTAGCCCAGGCCCGCACCGGTCACACCGAATCCCAAGGTCAAGATCTTGAAGGCTTGAATTTCGATCTCATATTGCGCAGCGGCTCCAAGCTCAGAGCCGATCTTGGGCACGATGCCATACATTTCATCTTCGACCGACTCTTCGGAGATCCGTGCTCCGAGGGCAAAAGTATAGGGCGTGTAGCGCACGGTGCCAACGACGGCGATGTTGTCGAAATCGATAGGGGCATACTCGGCCTTTGGTGCCAAGCGACCAACGGACCTGACCAGCACATCATCAAAAAATGCCTTGCCGGTATTATTGGCGGGTTTCTGCGGGACGATATTAAAGATCGAGCGATATTGTTTCGGGAAGGTATCAACTGTACTAAACATGGCCTTTCTCAGGCCAGGCGTAATCAGTTGTACTATTTGGGGAGTCGTTAGAACGATATTAGCCACTGGTCACATCCTCCTCTACCGCCACTCCGCACAGTAGCGTACACGAACAGTTAGTAATTAGCCTTGAATCGCTGCCGGTAAGAACTGCCTGGCGCGACCTGAATAACAAACACCCGATCATCCACACCACCTTGCTCGGACTGGTCGAGATGAAAGAGCTTGGGGGTATCATCATAAATGAGCCCCATCGGTCCATGATCGGCAATCAGACTAACGACGTTGGCTGCTGCCGCGCCGACCTCATTCGCCACACACACTAAATCGGTAGTAATACGATAGCAGCGTGCCCGTTTATTGGTACCATTCTGACCGGCGTTCTCGGCAATCCCCCAGTAGGCAAGGTCATCGTCACCGGATGCCAGGGTCAGCTCGCCATTAGCATTGACAATGAGCAGACTACCTTCACTCCAGGTGCTATTGACCGCTTCCGGCAGGTCATAGACCACTGGTGGCGTGCCACTATCAGTGCGTGCAATCCGTAGTTGCTTGCGTAGAATTGTTGCCATTCCTCATTCCTCCTCAGTCATATAATTACGGGTTTGACCCGCAACGGTTTCATCAAAGGTATGATCCTTATGGGCATTGGCCCCGCCCTCATCGACCAGGGTCCGGTTCATATTCTCGCGTGCGAGTCCACGAATCGCTTGGCTTTGCTCATCGAGCTGGGCGCGATACTGCGCGTGTCGCTTGGCGTACGAGTCGAGATCGGTGTACATCAGCACCGTATCCTTGTAGACAAAGCGTTTCTCTTTCCGCTCGCCAACGGCGAACTCTTCTTCTTTCTCTTTGGGAAACTGGTAACCCTGGGACTGGACTTCGGCAACACGGCGGGGATCGTCATAGACCGCACGATAGACCCGACCGGGCTTCGGGTTCTTGACTTCGAGAGGGGAGAACGGGGCTTCCCGATGGACTCGACCCCGTTCCAGGAGTTCCCGGCGCTTCTTATCGATCTCGTCTTCAATGATATTGATACTCATACCTTTCTGCCTTTCATTTGCAAATAGATAACATTCTCTTTATACTGAACCTTACTTGGCCCTTCGGGCCAACCCAACAAGAGGGAGCCCACTCCGGCTTTGGCTGGTGTGGGTTTTCTTTTGCTCAAATCTCGGCATCTCCCAGATTCTTGGCCAATGCATACTCTTTATGAGACATACCCATTTGCTCAGCCATGTAGGCTTCCTCGCGGGTGAGCCGGAGCTTTTGCTGTGGGGCTCGCACACTGCGTGAGGGCTGGGTGCTTTGCGGTCGGGCTACTTGCTGTGGTTGTCGTTGTGGTTCGGGTTGTCGTTGTGGTACGGGCTGGTTGGGCTTTTCTTTTTCTTCTTCGTCTTCTTCTTCCCCATCGTCCACCTCCACGCCGCCGTCGTCGGGTTCGGTCGGCTGTTGTTGGGCCGTCATGCGTTTCTGTACTTCTTCTTCCACAAGTTCCTGTTGGTGCCGACTGGCGACCAGACTATAGAGACCCGAGACGGTCTCGGGCTTCCCCAAAAGAGCAGCGGGCACTTGTTGGGCGAGCTGGCGAATTTCGTTCTCCCACTTGGCCGCATAGGGAAATCGGGCATCTCCCTTGAGGATCGAGAGGTTTGACTCGAACTGATTGCCGGAGAAATGGGTCACCACCGGGGAGAGCGTGTCGACCACGGTCTTACGCAGAGAATCTTCAATTTGTCCCTTGAGCTTCTGCGGGTCGCTGGTATCCCACAGCGGCTCCTCGGGTTGGGCCTGTTGCGGCTGCTGCTGTTGTAATGCCTGATAGGCAAGCCCCATGTCTTTACGGTACTGGTCCTCTAGCTGTTTGTACTTCTCTTCCCAAATCGGCTGTTCATCGGCCATAGATTACTCCTTCTCCATCTCGTTTACGCATTCCAGTATTTTTTCAGCCAGCACACGCGCATCCTCGGCGGACCATACCACCAGCGTGCCGACATCAAGAATAATGGTCTTGGTCACGGGGTCGGCAATGATCGTCATCGGGTCATGAATACGGTCGAAGGGCGAGCCGTTTCGCATCTCCTAGCCTCCACTCCTACTCTTTGATGTGCGGTCCACAAAAGAAACGCCAGCAGGTAAACAAGATCACCTCACCACTATAGATCCGCCGCTGTGGCTTCCACGACCACGCTTTCCCAGAGGGACGAAAACCAAAATGGCTCTGCTGCGTCGTCCAATGCAGCCAGCTTTTCCCTATCGCACGCACGATTATCCTCCACTCCGAATCTTGCGTTCACGCGGCACCGGAATAAATGAGGGGTCGGTATTTGCGGGCGGTGTCACTTCGTGTTCCAAGGCGGCATTGGTCGCGTCGATAATATCGGCCAAGAGATTATGGAGCGCCCGGAAGTCCGCGCGCACGTCCACCAGTTCCTCGTTATTGCAGGAGAGCACCTTGTTGCGGGCCTCCTGGTAGCGGCGCACCATTCGCTGGTGCAGCTCCACCCATTGCTGCTGACTCGTTTCCATTCATCCCTCCAGCCATAGAACTGGCAATGTCATCACTAATAAACATGCTGTTTAAGTCGTAGGCGTCTGTGGACTCAACGATGTCTTTGAGGACTTTTTCTGCGGCTTGAATCACATTGATGAAGAACTCCTTGACCGGCGGCGGCGTCTGCGGATTGTAGACCACGCCTAACATCTTGGTGATCTCCATGGCGTGCTGAATAATCAAACCATAGAGCCGTTCATTAGCCTGCCGTCTCATTTCTTTGTTGATCGCCCGCGTACTGACTTCGATGGTGACGCCGACGAGTCCCAGGATGGTATCCGAGCGCTCAAATAGTGATCGGACCATGCCACCGCGTTCTTGTCCGAGCATGGATTCGGGACTGGTGGCGGCGTCGGGGTCGGGGAGTCCGTTTTGCTGGAAGGCTTCAAGCAGTAGTTCGCCATAGCGTTGGAACGCGTCCCGTCCCAAAGTAACAGAGAGGTCGTCTCGTTGCGCGCCCTGCTCGGCAAGGAACATAGTAGTTGTCGCAGCAGCGCGGTTGGTAAGGGTGCTTTCGCGTCCGATTGCCGCATCAGAGATGCCTATCCTCCTCTCTAACAAACTGATAGTGAGACTTTCATCCTGCACGGTAGACATATAGGAGCGGGGCAAGTCGAGCACATCTAAGTCGTTGATGTCATTGACCAGCCAGATTTTACCAGGATACCAGCGAGTCGATTCATTTATAACATTGACGGGGCGACCCTTGAGCATGACGTTATTGGCAATGGTGGCGTTATCGCGGCGCTGGTTGTGGATGGTAGAGACTTCGGACTGATAGTGTTCGGCTTGTTCGCAGATACCAAGACCATCGAACTCCCCTTCGCGTCGCACGAAAGGAGCACTGAAATAGGGACGCTTGCCATAGGCACGGGTGTTAGGTGCGTAATACAGAAGCTGTTTGGACTCGAAGTGGAAGATGCCCTCATACTCTTCCGGATAATTATCGCCATCAAGATCATAACAAAAGCTAATAAAAAATATCTCATAGGGGGTTACGTCTTCTTCGACCCGGACGTCTTCATCTTGGTTTTTGTTCGTCGGTTTGACTTTGTCGAAGTCGATATCGATTTGGTTTTCATAGGCGAGTCGTTGGAGATAGGAGCGAGCCAGCCACGACCGATGGCCCACGAGGGGTGCTTTGTCGAGGTCATCGTATCCGGGGGTGATGAGGAAGTCTTCCCGGGGAATCCATTTGGCGTCGGGGTGTTTGATGCGGCCTTGCGGCTCGGCCGGGCCACTGGTGATATCTCTCCTGACTAAGTAGGGAATATCGACGAAGCCGACATATCCCACACCGGTCCCGACTTTACAACGGTCCCGCTCGAAGTTCTCGACCAGCTGTTGTCCTTTCCACAAGGACTTCTCGGCCAGATCCAGATAGTCCGACAGCGCTTGCACGCTATCGGCATTCTCTGGCACCTTGCTACTCAGGCTGAGGAAGGGAGTCGGACTCCTGAGCGCATTGACGTGCTTGGCAACAAATTGGTCCACGTAGGTGGCCCCAAGGGCAATACTCAAATTGGATGCATTCTCCCACGGCCAATTCTTCTGGGCATACTTAGGCGCGGCGTCATAGATTTCCCATAACCGTTCCAACCTTCCGATCAGTACATTCTCGCGGTACTGCACACACTCCTCCAGCCGCGCGGTTAAGTACGTTACAAGCCTTTCGTCTTGGGTCCGCAGACTTGCATCCCCCAGCCCCTCCCCATCCGCCTCCTCGTCCACCACAACATCAATGTAATTGTCGTCTGCCATTATTTATATCCTGCCCGTGTCATTGATTCCGGCAATGGTGGCGGGTCAGGTAGTCCAATTTGATTCGGAACATACAACAGTGCTTGCACCGCACATCGCTTTGCTTCCAGCAAACACTCAAAGGCATTTTGCTTGTGTATATTGTCTGGCAAGGCCTCTCCCAATGCATCGGCAAAGTCGGCAAATTGCTGACTCAACGCCCGCAGATGGGGCGGCAAATGGTCATAATGAAAGAATTGAATCATGTCATGCGGTAATTGTTGTGCCATATTAGTATCCTGTGAATTGGTCCCTGCCGTCGCCGTAACCTTGGGTCTGCGGCATCACCACGTCATCCTCGTCTCCCACCAGAGAGCGGATTTCATCTCTCGGATTCGGGGGAGTAGAACTCACAGTTGGTATAGTCCACACGTAGGGCAAGTAGGCCGCGGCATCTAAGAGATCCATCAGCCCAGTTGGAAAACTCTCCCACTCATCCAAGAATTCGGTCATGCTGGGATGGAGATAGATATGGCCGTTCTCCCCAAAGGGCGTGAAGGCTCTGATACGCGAGAGCTTTGAGGCTCCACCGTCTGGTTTCACGCCTTTCACCATCATGTCGGGATACGCACTCAGCAGCCACTCTTTCATGGTGACTTGGGCGGCAACGGTTTCCACGGCAAAGATGATCGGTTTCCAGAACAGGTATTCCGCACGCGCCATCTCCAGCGCGCCTTTGGGAGTCGTGGCCTTTGCTAATGCCGAAAGTATGATTATCTGAAAGTGGTCCATCGCATGTTGGGGTTTGGCCAGACCGACAACAATGTTGGCAGAGCGACTACTTTGGGAATTCTTGGAGACGTTCGGGTCCAAGACCTGGTAAATGAACAAGTCATGAAGGAACACTTTTCGCGTCGTCCCATCCGGGGCATGAAGAAGAAAGAACCGTCGCCCGAGCGCATCGGTACCTTTACTGTAAGTATTGAGATCCGCCGCCGACAGCTCGAAAAAGCCTTCCGCAGGCGTCTGGTTGAGGATCTGGAGACTATAGTTCCGGTTACCGATCTTGCGCCGGATACGCTCCAGGGTGAGCAGAGGGAACCGGGCAGGAAATAGTGCACTGCCGTCCGGTGCGGTCGGACCGCAGTGAAAGATATCAAGCCCGGTCTCTTTCTCCATCATGTCCTGATAGAGGTCGTGCGGGGACCATCGGGTCCCGTAGGTATCCAAGCGTGAGGTATTGGGATCGACGAGCAAGTGCATGGACAAGTTATGATCGTCTTTCGCCATCTGCATGGTAGCGGGACTGCGTTGGGCTTCTTTGCCGATCACGTCATCTTCTTTTATTCGGGTGTAATGCCGAGACGTTGAAGCTCCACCAACGCCGATAGCTTCGATAGAGAGCTCTGGATATTCCCCATCTCGGGGAAAGAGAAGCCCGTCTTGATTCCACTTATCGGCAAAGTCGGGGATGCGCTCGGGAAAGAGCCACTGCCATATAGAGCAGCCTTCAGGGACGCGTCTAATGCGATATAGAAACTTTTGGGCATTGATATGGATTTCATTACGAATGAGAATCCTTTCCTCGGGTTCGGTGGAGATGATGCGTACGGTGTCAGCAATCGTCCATAAACTGGTCTTCAAGAAATCTCTGGGAACCAGTCCCAGTTTGGTGAGGGTATCATTCTGCATCCAGGCAGCCATAGCGGCATGAATGCCGGTATTGACGAGATTGAAGCCAATGACCCACGCCATGAACAGGGTATAGTCGGAGGCGAGCCGTTTGAGGCGGAGGCGGTGGGCGTCGGCGTCATTGCCCGCGACGAGGCCGGTGCCATAGATGCGGTCATCGCCGAAGTCCCAGGTGCTACTATCGATGCGCTCTGGCCCCACGTTCATTTCTTTTTCCGTCTCCTTGAAACTGCTAATCCGATTGCGACGGCCTGACGACGACTGCGGACCTTTGGCCCTTTCTTTGAACCCGAGTGCAATTTACCCGCTTTCCATTCGTGCATCACAACAGCCATTTTCGATTTGCGTGCGCGACTCATAATCACATACGAAGAATATCGGAGAGGTCACGGACGACCATGTCCAGCACTTGACCGGGTGTGCGATCACGGAGGGCAATGAGGCGATTCGTCTCGTCCTGGTGGAAGGCAATCTTCTTGTCGAGGAGGTCCCGCAGCGAGCGATTGCGAAGCTTGGTATCCTTGGCATAGGCGGCTTCATCGAGGGTCGTGGGGGTTTCTTCTTTGCTTTGTTTTTCACTCACGGTAACTCCAAGAATCGTTGATAGAGGAGGAGCAGGAGCACGAGGAGGGTAAGGAGGAAGAGCATACGTTTGACATAATCGGGAAAGACGGTTGCGGAGAAGATGAGATAGAGGACGATGCCTGAGACGAAGGCGACGATAACGGGATGGGTATGGTCATGGCCCACCTCATTACCCAACCCTCGGGAGCAGGATGGAACCGCCGAGGAAGACACGGACCAGCCACAACAAGAGGACGACGATAATGACAACACGGATAATGAGCTTGATACTGGGATCGATAGGGAGCAGTTGTTCGATGAGATAGAGGACGGCCCCGACGACGATAAGGATGATGATGAGGCCGATGAGATCCATCTACAACCTGCCCTCCGGAATGGGGTCGAGGGCAAAGGGAGTAACGACTGACCAGATCCCTTGGGGCGACTGCGAGATGAAATCGCCGAGGTTAACGAAGAGGTCTTGGGCGTCGGTATGGATGGAGAGGGAGGAGTCAGGATTCACGTGTACGTCTCCTGGGGCATCGTTTCCAGATTGGATGAGATCGAGCGTGGCGGGCGATCCATCCCAGCGTATGGGGTTGGTGGTCATGCCTTTTCTCCTAGCATGGGCCAAGTCCACCACGTTTCTTCTTTTTGCCTTTACCCTTCATTTTCGCTTTCTGTTCCCTTTCGTTCGAGGATTGGATTTACGGGGGGTCAATTCCTCAACACGATCAATCGTCCTTATCGAAGTCGAGATCGCGGACTACGGGGTGTACGGGTCCATTCCAGCCCTCTTGAGAAGCCATGAGTCTTTCCTCTTCACTGAGGGAGCCATTGCCGATGCGGTGAAAGGATTGGAACTCGGGAGCGATGGTACCAGGGGGAACTTGCTGTTGGGCGAATGCCCTTTCTAGTTCTGCGAGTTTGGCAAGGGACTCATCGTTGAGAGTAATACGAGACTGGAGGGGAGGAGTTTTGTGGCCGACGACGGAGGCCCGGTCGAGGATGTCCTTGGACATAGAGACCATGGTACGGGCGTCGAGCTCTTGTCCTACAACGGAAGTGACGGCGACGTCGAGGGCATGGTTGGAGGCAAGACGGATGAGGATATCTTGGAGGGGGAGGGAAGCGGCGTCTGCATGAGGCGGCAGGAATTGTTGCAGGAAGGACCGGGGGAGGGCGCGGATGAGCGCAGAAGGCGAGACGCCTGCTTCAGCGGCCAAGACCAGAGGATCTTCGTTGGTTTCCAAGCAGATCTTCACCAAGGCATCAAGATTGCGGTGTTTGTCACGGAGCCGATTAGGAGTCGTGAAATGATCGTCCACAGAGCATGTCCTACACGGGGAACACCAAAAAGTATAGAGCGAAGTAGGTGTTTGTACTACGTAATGTAGTAGTAATTGAATGGATGTGTATGGGATGGACTTGCTGTGTGGATAAATACTACAAAGTGTGAGGGGTCATTTCCAACCCTTCTTTCACTTCTATTTTTACCTATATACACAGATAACATACACGTAAATACTTTTATGAAGTAATCTCAAAAAAGCCCTTAGGAAACAATAATATACGTGACAATTAACCAAAAGGTGGAGGCAGGGAAGGGAAAAACTGAAGGCTTGATGAAAGCAGGAAAATAAATATGACAAAGAAAGTCTAACAATATCAATAGAAAGATGATGTACATAAAATATATTTGACAAGAAAACGTTAAATATGGTAGAAACAACCTTGTTGGGGCGAGACTAATCACTACTACTAGTTCTTCTGTCTTACTGCACTAATCGTACCAAAGAGATTTCGAGACCGCATTCCTCATAAGGGTGCGGTTTTTTTGTGCTTTCGTTGTTCACTACTTGTGAGCAATACGTTATCGGACATCTTCTTTTCGCTTTCTCTACGCTCGCAAACTTTCATTCGCACTCCAGCTTGCAGCTTCCCTGGTCGCCGCTTCGCGGCTCCCCTTCCCCCTGGTGAGGCTCTAGGCCACAACTGGCTTGCCCAAATCTACTACCTTTGAAAAAATGGTGCGCGATTGTACGTGTGAGTGGTTTTGGATCACACGCAGTTACATGGGGGCCAGGCACCCTCTTCACATACGTATACACACAGGTAGTTCACATACAGCTACACATACACATGCGTCTACACACCACAATACACGCACTCTCCAGCAGCAATACATAATATAACTAACAGTTAATATACATATCACAAAATGTGTATAGCACTATTAGTTACACATAACAATCAGTTAGAGACACTCCTGCCTGTGATGTCACTTCGTGACATCCTTCTTGGTAAAGTACTTTGTATGAGAGAGTATGGTGATCCATGCCAGGAATTACCTCAATTACACCAAATATCCTTCACATACACTTGACATATTCACAAAACATGCATAGAATAGGTACATGAACAACACCAAACCAACCCGACTCGACGAGTTTTCCCAACAAATTCGCGACTTTAACCAAGAAACCTGGGAGGAGGAACAACATGCACGCGCACTAATAAATCAAGATTCCGGCTGGTCATGTCCACTTCACAATCACAGCAAACTATGTAGCGACGTTTATTTGGCCTTGTTAATTTCCGTGAATCTGCTAATACACAGGTCTCATTCAGAATAGCGCA